CCTTCTTTCCAATTCCATTCACACCCTTTAGATTGTCACTAGGGTCCCCAACCAAAGCTTTCCAGTCTAAATACCACTCAACATCAAATCCATACTCTGCTTCAAACTTTGCACCATACCACTCTTCCTTCTTCACTGAATTCCAAACAATAACACCTGGTCCATTCACACCTCTATCAAAATCATCAAGCAATTGTAAGAAGTCTTTATCAGTAGACATCACAACAAAATCAACCACCCCTTCAGTAGCATCATCCACCATCTTCATTAGACTATAGATAACATCATCAGCCTCTCTACCAGGACATTTAAACTGAGTAACACCAAGCTTCTGGAAGACACTCTGTAAATTCTTCATCTGCTTAAAGAACAATTTCCATTCCTGTTCCTCTGCTGGAGTCAAGTCTTTCCTTCTCTGCCCCTTGTACTCTGGAGCCAACTTCATTCTTCTCTCATCCTTCCCACCATCCCATACAACTGCAACTCTATCAGGATTAAACTGGTTCAGATTATTAACCAACATAGACAACCCCAAGTATGCAACCTCAGTCCTCTCACCTTCATGAGTCATCACCTGCCTACCATGCCCCATATGAGCCAAATTATTACCATCTACAATAAGTACTTTAGGTCTAACTTTACTCATGAATATTTCTCAACCCACTTAGTTACTGTACTAACTGTAACAGGTCTGTGCTCTTTCAAGTCTTCAATATGTTCAAACACTATAATGTTCTCTTCCAAGCACACTTTTAATTCTGCAATAGTCCCACTAGAAGTCTGCCAACCTGGAGTTAACACCATAGCATCACATCTTCTTAACCAAGCCTTACTATACCTTTTAATCATAGCTTCAGTAATAGTTCTACCTTTACCCTTCACAACAAAAAACAGGTAATCCAAAGCAGGACAAAATGGGTCAAAGCCTGCAAAGAATACATCCAATGAATGATTTACTAATTCACCAATAGCTGTTAAATAATCAATAGCTGGATGTTTTGCAAAATATCCTTTTGGTGTAAGCACTCCAGCCACATAAACTGTCTCAATTTTGTTACTCATAGTACATCTCCATTCTGCTTCTTCTTTTTATTCTCATAAGGAACCACCACCCTTCTATAATACTCCTGCTTCACTGACTCAAGCACACCTATCACTTCATTCATATCTGCATAACTCTTTGGTTCTATTGCCTTAGTAATTAGTTTAGTTATACAATAATTCAAATGCCCTATATCAGCATCCTGCTTATAAAAACCTTGGCTATAAACTTTAGTTCTAAGCATATTTATTAAAGCACACAATAGACCATCATACAATACCCTAGCTTTCTTTTCTATGTATGGCATCTTTATCTCCTAAAAAGTAATCTTCATGCTTCTCATACCATTCTGGAAAGTCTTGCTTCCTAAACTTTGGAGTATCTGCAAATTTATACCAACCTGAACCTGTATGCTCCACAACACTGTGCCTCACATAATACTCAAGCAATCCAGCATACTCATGAATAGGCTCTTCTGCTGACATCTCAAAGTTCATAATTCCAAATGGCTTACACACCTTACTCTTTTCAACCTTAACCTGTCCCTTGTAACCTGTAAGCTCCCTGGTCTTCTCATCCTTAATCTGCCCTATAATCTTACAGTTCAATCTCAAGGAAGCCTGAAACTTAATAGACTTACCACCAACTGTATCAACCTTCTCACCATACTGCACATTCATTCTATCTCTAATCTGGTTGATGAAGATTAAGCACACATTATTCTCATGTACCACTGGCATTATCTTCTTCAGTCCATCACTAATAATCTTAGCCCTTCTCATAGCATTAGTATTCATACTTATGTCACCACTCTTAAATTCTTCTCTACTAGGAGTAGTAGCAACACTGTCCCAAACAAAAGTAAAGAGACCATCAGACTTCTCTGCTCTAAGCTCTTCAATCCCCATAATCATTACATTAAAAACATCTTCAATGCAAGTTATTTCTGTAGGGTCTGCATATATTAACCCAGAAGAATCAACACCTGTTAAGTCTAGCAGTCCCTTAGAAAGACTTCTTTCATTGTCACTAATAATAGCAAAACCACCAAGCTTAATTGTCTGTGCTACTGCATGCATTGCTATTCTAGTTTTTCCAGAAGCCCAAGGTCCATAAATCTCTGACAACCTACCACCAGGAAAGCCACCACCAGTAATTAGGTCCAGTGCCTTGAGTCCTGTTGGCACTCTAAATTTTATCATATCTTCCGATTGTTGGCTTAAATCTATTGTCTTAAAGCTTTTCATCTAATGGTCTCCTTACCTCACTACTATTAATCCTGTTCTTTTTTAATCTGGTCTAACTGTGCTCTCAAAGCATTCAATGCAGAGCCAGCTTCTTCCTGCACAACTTCTTCCTGCACAACTTCTTCCTGCACAACTTCTTCTTCAACCTCAGCCTTAACCTCAACATCTTCTTCAGCATGTGTCTTATTTTTAAGAACCACCTGCCCTTCAGGAGCATCAACAACAACTTCTTCCTTCTTGACTTTACTCTTTGTTGTCTTAGGTTCTTCTTCAGCCTCTGCCTCAGCCTTCTCATCAGCCTTCTGCTGTTTAAACATCTCCTTCTGCATCTCCCTCATAGAATCCCTCTCTGACTTAGAGCCAAAAGCTTTAAGCTGTGCAATCACTGGTGTAGCTTCCCTGGCAACATTCTCAGGAAGCAATGGAGTAATCTGCTCAACCCAAGCCAGTACCTGTTTAGGAGTACCAAGTGCAACTCTCTCTGTAGGATATGCATTATACCTATTAGCTGGAGCCTGGTCTGGGTCATAAGTAATAATAATATCTCTACCTGCTGTCTTAATGTCTCCCTTGTCACTTTTGAACTCATCAAAAATATCAGCCATTCTACCTTCACCTGTAACCAATGCCACAATTTTAGACCACACAGTAAAAGGAGCCTCATACAGCATCACAGTAGCTTCTTCTTCCACAAGCCTCTCATTGTCTTTGGCATACTCCACAGGAATAATGTTAAAGACCCCCCTTCTTGTTGGCTTAAACACCTTAGCCTTGGTCTTCAACTCTTCAGCCTTTTCCTTATCACCTGCCTTCTCAGCTTCTTTAGCTAAGTTCAGAAGCCTAAACCATTCTTCACATGCAGGACATTCTTTACCATACACTTCCCTGTCACAAGTAAAAACCTCTAACCTATCATCATGCCTGAAAAAATGCTTACTAATCTTCAGATGATAGTTTCCACCAGCACCAGTAGCTGGAAGCACTCTAATAGCATTCTCAACATGTGGTTTAGGTTTCCAATACTTTGAGGAAGCACTACTGTAGTTCATCTTCTCCTTAATTTCTGCCAACAATGCCTCATCACTCTTTAAATCTGGTTTCACGAATAAACTCATTACACTCTCCTATAAAATTAAATTCAACCTAAGAATCTGCTCCACTTGGAAACACACTCCCTTTGGGTTGTTTGTTAACAAATAATGTTGGGTCTGCCTGTATCCTCATATTAGAAGACAAAGCTATTAAACAATCCTTCCTATGCTGAAAACCTTCTTTAACTGCTTTCACAATACCAAGAATTTCTTTAGCATCAATCAAAGTCAACCTAGCACTCTGGTATTTCACATTCAAAAGAATCTGATTAGCAATCTTCTTTTCAGTAAGCTTCTCATTAACATGCAATCTAATCTCAGCATCAACAGTGGCCTCTGTAATTTCCAAAGCTAACTTAGCTGTGGCATAGGCAGACTCTGCCTTTTCCTGAAGAGTAGCATACCAGGAATACCATGAAGGTTGTTCTTTCAGGTCTTCATTAATCCTTGCCTCATCCATTACAAGCTCTTTACTTGGCTCACACTTCTCAACCTTATTATTAAACTTCACATTAAAATCTTCAATCTTTTTCATCTAATATCTCCTACTATATTATATGCTTTTCAGCAACTTTTGTTGCATTATAATTCAGTTAATTTTCCCCAGGATTTACCAACTGCCATATCAACCTTTAATGGTACATCCTGCATCCATGGATAATTAATATCTTCCATCAAGTCTCTACACATTAAAATGATTTCCTCAAGCTCATCCTCATAGCAATCAAACAAACATGAATCATGAACCTCAGCCACCATGATAGACTTCATGCCCCTCTTCCTCATCTCAGCCCACACCTTAGTAATACCTGTCAATACCAAGTCACTAGCTGTTCCTTGAATTGGCATATTACAAGCTTCTCTTTCCATAGCACTCCAAGCCTGTTGAGACTTTTTTGCCATGTCCAAATTAAAATATCTAGTTCTACCAAATGGAGTATCAATATATCCATACTGTTTCACATGCTCTTTCACCATTAGCTGATATCTAGTTACCTTTGGATGGGCATCATAGAAAGCATCAATATGTTTCTGACACTCATGCACTGGCCTCTCCAAGTCTTTTGAAAGTCCAATAGCTGATTCAAGATATATAACACCAAAGTTAACAGACTTAGCCTGTACCCTCTGTTCCTTCTTCACTGAATCACTCTTATCACTGTTGTCACCAAACATCTCAAACCTAGTAACCTCATGGATATCATCACCTCTCTGGAAGGTCTCAATCAATGGAGTATCACCAGACAACATAGCCAATACCCTTAGCTCCAACTGAGAATAATCTGCTTCCAAAAAGTAACCATTCCTAGAAACAAATACAGGTCTGGTATTATATGGAATATTCTGGAAGTTTGGATTAAATGAAGCAAGTCTTCCTGTTGCTGTGTTAATAAATGAATAATCAGCATGGATAAAACCATTCTTCTGCTTCTCCACATATGGTTTCAGATATGTACCAAGCACCTTTACATCCTTCCTATGCTGAAGCAAATCCTTAATAAACTTATGCCTGCTCTTAACTTTCTTCAAAGCCTCTCCATCAGTAGACATCTGCTTAGTTTTTTTGGTCTGCTTCTTAGTGTCTATCCCCATAAGCTCCAACACCCTTCTTAACTGTTTTGGAGACTGAAAATTAATAACCTTCTCACTGGCCTCTTCAATCTGCTTTATAATAGGATAGGTATGCATCCTATCTTCAAGCTCTGTCACCTTACCAACATATTCATCAGTTACTTTCCCCAAATAATCCATGTCCAACTTTACACCATTCAATTCCATCTCTGCAATAACCTGCTCAGCAGGAGCAATAACTTCTGTCATTAACTGCTGTTGTTCCTCATTAGTTTTCTGCCACAGAGCCTTCAAAACCTTAATAGTCATTTCAGAATCATGAGCATTATACTGGAGTATCTCTTCATAATCATGTTGCATAATATCAGCCCTGTCTAAACCATACCCACCACAGTCTGTATATCTCCAAGCCATGGCCTTTAGTCCATGTGGTACATACTTCCCAGTTAAGATAAAATGTAATATCATAGTATCACACCACAGGTTCTCAATCTGCATACCATACTTAGCCATCATAAATTTAATATCAAATTTAGCATTCTGTCCTGTATGCTTAAACTTCTTGCTCTTAAATAAAATCTCACACTGGTCCACCACCCACTGCTCTTTACCAAGCCATGGGGATTTTGGGTGGCTCATTGGAATCACCCAGGTTCTATCACCAGTACTGAATGACATTGATACTACCTTAATATCAGCATCCAACATATCAAAGCCTGTAGTTTCAATGTCAAATGCTAGTAGAGTCTGTACCATTGAATCAAGCTCTGTTATCATTAGCTCTAATTCTTCCTGACTGTTTACCACTTCATAATGTTTACCCTTCTTAAACTCACAAGGTTGATGTATATGCTTATACACCTTCAGCAAATCTTCTAGGAAAGCATCTTCAACTACAGTACCTTTGTTCCTTAGAACATAAGCTGGATTATACATACAAAATACATGGTGGTCATCTACCTGGTGTCCATAACCTCTATGTGCTGTAATCATACCCTTACCCAGCACAGCCTTCAATGGTATATTACCAAGCACCACCACTAGCTCACCTTTAAACTCAGCAATCTCATTCATCAAGTTCTTCTTACACTGTAGTACTTCCTTATCTCCTGGAGAAGCCCCTGCTGGTGGGCGGCACTTACAGACATTAGTGTAATAGATTTCTTCTTCCTTGAAGCCACACTTCTTAACCAAAGCTCTCAACATCTGTCCTGGAGTACCCATAAATGGTATACCAGTATCCTCAGCCCTATAACCTGGAGCATCACCCACAAACATTACTCTGGCTGTTTCAAAATTTCCATTTGGTGGCACAATCGTCTTGCCCTGGTAAGAACACTTAACACATCTCTTAGGGTCAACCTTAAATTCATAAGCATGCAAGTTTTGTGCCAACTCAGGTTCTGGGTCTGCATTAGGTATCAAATCTTTTATCTTTCCAAAGAAGTCATCCAAACTATTAAATTTACCATCTCCAATACTCATAAAG